ACATGAACTTGAGAACTATTGCTGTACATGATCACCCACGAGTTGTTGGTGAAAATGATCGCATGGATTCGTCCGGGCACTCCTTTGCCTTGCCCACTACTAAAGGGAGTTGACACAGCAAACGAGGCACCATCGTTCGTGCTGTAGTAAAAACGATTCGCTTGAGCGAAGGCCCACTTCCCTAATCCATCGCTAGCAATTCCATTGATAAAAACGCTGCTACTGTGACCTGAAAGGCTCGAAAGATCGATTGCGCTCCAGTTGGCGCCTCCATCCGTAGATCGATAGATGTCTTCGTCTCCTTGGTGACCAACAGCCATCCAAGTACCGGAAACGGTTCCGTCCGATCGAGCACCCCACAAAACCTGCATGATGTTCTTTTTGTTGGTTGCTCCTCCACCTTCTGCTGCCGCGTTGGTCGAAACGTCGGTCCAAGAGGCGGTCGAGGTCACATCTGTTCCTGAAACCTGAAGCTCACGCGCTCCACCGTCTCGGGTGCAAATGTAAATGCCATTTCCACTGTTGTCTTTTCCGAATGCAATGTCGAAATCGTTATCGTTTGTGTCTGCGCTGGCGATGCTGTCGTATGTGGTCCACGAGGTGCGGTCGCTGTTAGCGGCGTGTGCAATGAGTGCATCATCGGCACCGATCACCCACCGGGTCGCACCCAGCGATGGCGACGTCAGGCCATTGCATTCTGCGATTGACGCGTATGCGACACCGTTGATCTCAACGATGTCTGCTGCTGCAACGTCATTGACTTTTGTGTAATCCGGCATTGGTCAGAGCGTGATGGTTGTGGATGACGGATTGAAGTAGATGACGTTTGTTGTCGCCGTTCCATACCCAACGATGCGAACGTGGTCTCCCGCAGCCGATGGAGCCGTGAAATCAATCTCTGATGCGGCCTCACTGACGTAGCAGGGTTGCCCAGCCGCGAACGTGCCCTCGATGTAGCTGTTCAGTTTGAAAAACCCTTTCAGCAGAATGCCCGCGCTGATGGCGTCACCCAGTGCAATACCAAGAAGGGAATTTGTGGAACCCACAGCGTCTGCGTCCGCATACTTCCATGTTCCGCCGGGATGCAAATACATGAGTCTTCCGGCCGAGAGCGAGTCGCTCCCATCCTCAGTTCCAAAGTAAACAATCTCACCGATGCCTGTATCGTTTGCAAGGTTCGCGACCCCACCAAAGTTGCTGGTGACGCCGAAGGTATCAAAGATGGCCACGGGTGTCGCACTGTGCGCGCCTGTACCGCTGCTGGTGGGGATGCCCGATGCGATCTCAACGGAGCCGGGGACGCCCGTACCGGTGCCCAGTCCACCACCGATCGTGATGCTTTTACCGTCTTGGTTTGTCCCAGATGTCGCCGTTGCCGATACGTTCGGCAGAGAACTGCCTCCTGTAATGCTGACGAGATCAGCACCGTTGACTCGTACCTTGACCTCGTTGTCCGTGCCGAAGTCAATAAGGTTGTCGGCATCGCGACCGATAGTCAGGCTTGCATTCTTGATTTCTGAGATGCCGCTATGGGTTGCAGCCATGCGCGCCGCTGGCAGGGTGCCGGTCGAAATGTTGGATGCGTCTGTCGTGTCAGTCGTTGCCGATGCTGCCAAGGCCGTGCCATTGACCGTGATGGCGTCCGCCTCAAGCGTTCCGTCCACATCGACATCGCCGCTGATGTCCAATGATGTCGCCTCGATCTCCCCGCCAGTCTTGAAGATGACATTGTCGCCACCATCAACCTCGAAAATAATCTGATTGTCTAAACCAAACTTGATGCGGTTGTCTGCATCTCGACCAATCTCAAGACTTGTGTTTACAACCGAAGTAATCGCAGTCTGAGCCGCTGCCATACGGGCCGCGTTGATCGTGCCTGAACCAATGTTCGATCCGTCGAGCCCGGTGATACCTGAACCACCGCCCGACAACTCTGTTGCACTAAGAGTGCCGTTCGATGAGTTGAATGTGAGGTTGCTGCCACTTTTTGGTGCTTGATCTCCTGTTGCTGTTGTCACAAACAATGGGAAGCATGTGGTGTCGGATGATTCGTCAGCAACGGTTACGGTAGTTGCAATAGCAGCCGTGCCTGTCGTGTCTTGATTCAGAGTGGCGACTCGGGCTGCCGCAACTGTACCAGATGAAATGTTCGACCCATTGAGTGTCGTTAGACTGGCGCCGCTGCCGGAAAACACTGTGCTGGACAGTGTCCCAGTGCTCGGGTTGTAGGTCAGATTCCCATCCATCTCCAGACCAACGTTGCCCGTGCTGCTCGTTGCGTCTTCAACGAACGTAATCAGGTTCTCCTCGTTGGCGCTCTCATTGTCTGTGACAAGGACATGAGATGCGTTTGTTGCGTTCGTTGCATTCGTCGCGTTCGTTGCGTTGGTCGCGTTGGTCGCATTAGTTACAGTGACACCTGCAATCACTGTGTTGAGGGCGGTGCCGCCGACCGTGATGGCGTCTGCTTCGAGCGTGCCATCGATGTCAGCATCACCGCTGATGTCCAGCGATCCAGCATCCAACTCGCCTGTGAGCGTGACGTTGCGGAACCCAGTGATGTCTTTGTTGGTGTCGACGACGACGGCTTTTGAGGCGGCGACAGTGCCCGCAGTGACGTCGTCAATCGATTCCAAATCGTTTTCATTGATTACTGCGCTGCCGATCGTGAAACCTGTGGCGGTCACGACTCCCGACGAAGTAATGGCTCCGGTCTTGATGGCTGCGTCTGTAAGTGACAAGTCACCAGTTGAGGCACCTGTTGCGGAGGTGGTGGCGAATGTGACCTTGTCCTCACTTTCGTCGAATCCGATGAAGACGTTTGTATCGTCACCTCGTTCGATGACGATACCGGCGTCTCCAGAAGCGGAACCAGTTGAGCCGTTCGCCAACTCAATGAGTTTGTCTGAGACCACGGTGTTGGTCGTGGAAACAGTTGTCGTCGTGCCCGAAACAGTCAAGTTTCCTGAAATTTCAACGTCCGTTGAAACGGTGAGGCTGTCAATATCCAGATCGTTTTTGAAAAAGCCTGCCACAATAGACCTCTTAAAGTGTGTCGTTCCAGTGAAGTCGAACTGTATCGATGGTTGTTGTAGAACCATCTGATGTGTTCGGATTGAACTGTACGAACAAAGAGCCCGCAGCACTGGATCCATCAGTTCTCAGGTTGGTTGCTGGAACCGTGAAGCTGTGATTTGTAGAGTCGATGCCAAGCACGGTGTGTTTGGAGCCTCCAACTCTACTGTTTTTGATGCGTTGTCCCGCAAGAGGTGGCAACACTGGATCTTTTCCAGCCTCATCATAGGTAATGCGAATATCGAAGGTTGTGGTGACCGAGTGAGACCCACCTCCTCCTGTGAAAATGATGTCCATGTGCGACAAGTGACCTGCACTGGGCAAGGGCCGCGAATTTGCATCGTGGCCTGCGTCAGCAGACACCGTTCCAGTCAACTCAATCGCACCGCTCCATTCAGTGTCATTTACTGTTGGCTGTGACTTGTTTTTGATGAATCCTTGAGCCATACGAGCCTCCAAAGGGAAGGATTGAGGGGGCTTTGGAGCCCCCCAAATCAGTGGTTCAGGATCAGGTTTCGCCGCCCATGAATCCGATGAAGTTCGTGCCGTCACAGAACACGATGCCGTGTTGGTTCTGGTCGAGGACAATAATATCGCCTCCACCATCGTCCTTGATGGTAAGAGCGTGTGAAGTAGCAGCAGTGTTGAAAATCAACAAGAAAAGACCTGTGCTGCTGGCTTCAGCAGGAAGGGTGATATTACGGTTACTACCATCGGGATTGATAAGCAGTACGTTTGATGTGATAACGGTTTGGTTCGCAGCAGCCGTTCCACTCACCAGCAAGGTGTGATTTGCCGCGCAAGTAATTGCTTCACTCTTGAGGGCGAGCAGGCTCGTAGCGCCAGACAAAAGCGTCATCAGGGCGGTTTGACCACGAGCCTTGATTCCCTTTCCGGGCTCAAGTTGAAGGTCACCTTCTGTGGGAATGTCGTGCTCAAGGCGACGACCACCGGTCATTTCAGGAATTTGAGACATTTAATACTCCATATGGGGAAGGGGAAGCGGAATCGTGTAAATGATAACACAAAGCTAAAGGTTGTCATCAATAGTTGTAAATCAGATTGTTGCTTTGAAATTAATCGGAATCAGGTTTCTTGGGCAGACGGCCTTGGCGCTTGATCTTTTCCAAATCTGCTTCTATCGATTTCAAGTTTTCTTTCAAAAACGGCAGCCTTGATCGAATCATGCGTCCCATTTGTTTGTTGGAATCAAACTGCGGTGCGCGAGTGAAACCAAATATTCTACCCAGTTCTTCGGGATAAAATTGATTGGTGTACACAAACACTTTGCCGTCTTTTTCGAAAGCTCTTCCTTGCGACAACAGCAAATCCAACGAGGCTGTGGTGATTTGTTTGTTGCGAAGAAGCGTTCCTTTTTCTCCAAGAGGAGCAACCAATGGGTCTGTGGGGTCTACGACAAACTGTTGAGATTCGAAATCATAGTATCCGGGGTCTTTTTCCCGAATCAAATTCAACGCCAACAGAGGTCCAACGGTGCCGAGAATCGGCTTGCCATCATCCGTTGCTTGTTCCAGCAAATCCAAAAAGTAATTTTGACCGTTTACGTTTGCTCTCGATAGCGCCTGCAAGTTTGCACCCATGCGACCCGTCAATGGAGATTGAAGGTAGTCGAACAGGTACAAATACATCGCACGATTGTTGGCTATGTAGACGCCCCTTCCGGGGTGTTCGATTCGACCAAGAGATATTCTGGTTTTTTCTTTATCTTCATCTTTGAATCGAAGGTCTTCTGGCGCAATATGCTCGATGTCGAGCAACTCGTAAAAAGTCCCGCCCAACGATCGCAGATCCCACATGATGAAGTCATAGGGAACAACAAATGATGAACGTGAAAGGGGTGCCCCTCTAATTTCGTCGATGTCGTAGCTGTATTTCAAAAACAACGGGACAAGAGGGTTGGTCATACCGATCAACGATCGGAAGTTTTTCTTTACATCCTCACCACTGTTGAGGAGAGGAATCATACCCAAGGCTTTGTACAACAGCCCAGCGGAGTCTCCAGAAATAAGGAACGGCGGACGATACGTTTCACCACCAATTTTAAATGGCAGAAATGCACGATATCTATCCCAAGGTGCAAGGAACTCAGAAGCCTGAGGATCATCTGCGTATTCTTGTTGAGTTTTTTGAATAAATTTTAGTTGATTGATAACTCGTTGAGGATTCTTGATTGTCGCTTCGACAAACAATTTCATCGCTTGAGAGTAATATGCATAAAATGCAAAGTAACGAGCGAAGTACGATTTCTCTGCGTCACTCAAGTTGCTGTAATCAAGAGCGACATCTCGCACAGTGATGGACGCTTGTTCCAAACTCTTGCCAGCCTTCAATTCATCGACCAGTAGTTTTACTCGAAGGAAAGAATCGATAGCAGAAAACGACTCTCGATAAAAACGATGAGCCTTGGAGAACAAGTTTCCGGGCTTGAGAATGTACCCCAAGCCAAATCCAAACGCCGCTGACAAACCCACGCCTGCGCCCGGGATTGTTAGACCCAACAACGTGGATACGGCTGTGGTCACGTAAACGGGATTGGCTTTGGTGAATCTTTCATAGAACTGGTCAACAATGCGGGGATCCTGAAAAGCGTCAACCATGGCGCTGCGCCATCCGTATCGACCCACAGAGTTTGCAATTTCGTCTGCAGTGAACACCCGACCATCAGGGAGGATCAACGGCTTTGTTTCGGGCACTGCAAAATCTTTACCGTGCAACCTCGCCAGTACTCCTGCTGTGAACCCCGTGTTTGCTTGCAAACTGTCGGCAAGACTCAACAACGGTGCCCTCATGTTCTCAGGCAACAGTCGAGCCCCCGAACGCGCTGTTTGAGCACCAAGTGTTTCGGCAAGAACCACAGGGCCCTGCAATCCATCGCGAACAACAGCGGCCATGCCCTTGCCCAAATGCAACTGACTCAGACCACCAATGAAAACACCGACGCCGTATCCAATCATCGGAAGGCCACCGGTGCCAATCAACAGTCCAGAATAAAAAGCGGTGGGAGAGAATAAAATACCGGCCAGTCGAGCCAATGCCGCGATTGCAGTCTCAAGTTGACGAACTACTGCACCTTCGGGATCTACACCCTTGAGGAAAAACTCTCCAGATCCACCCTTACCCCAAACCTTCTTGAATCGTGCATTGGGGAACATCTGCAACTGATAATCTTTGAAAAAGTCAAACATGCTTCGCGGCAACAAAAATTGTTTGTCACCAATGTTGACGATTTCCATCTTGCCTTGCTCGACTCGCATACCCGCTCGGGCAATGATTTCATGCGCGTCTTGCTTGGCTTGAACGTCGATGTCTCGAAACTGCTTACTGTTATCAAACTTACGATTCAGAGTTTCGGTGTTGCCATACAACGTTTCCTCTGGTTTCGCGGGGTACTTAATCGGGGCGCCCTTTACTCTCTTGCCTTGCTCATCGACCGTAATGCGTACCCAGTCGGAGGTATCCATGACACTATGCAAATAGAACATGACTCGATCGAGGTACCGCTCACGATTCAGGCTGATTCGGCCAGTAATATCGATGTTACCGAATATTTTACGTTTGCTTGCGGTGTATCCATATCGCACCAACTCATCCGCAATTTCCATTTGGACTTCGTCAAGCTTCATCAACGTCAACATTGAGATCATTCTCAAGTTGTCATCTGCCAGATTCGAACCGGCTTGTTTTTTCACTGCTTTGTGAATCGATCGAATAACATTTGCTTCTGTGGAATTAATATTAATTCCCAGTTTTTCGAGACGTTTATTGAATCTAATATTTGCTTTTGTATCGACGCCTTTTGTTCTTTCATAACGGATGTTCATTTCCGGCTGCATAAACAAATAGTCCGTGTCACCCTCGAAATATGCACGGTAGTTGTTGTACAAAATTTTGCGGCGACCCTCTCTTCCGTAACCAGTCACCGGAACTTCTTGCATGACAAGTGATCGCTTGAGCAGGTTTTCGCCGGTGGTCAAAATGTAATCTTCTTTTACTTTCAACCCTAAATGCAAGACGCTGATTGCGTCTGCCAGTTCAGCGATCTCATCTGCTGCCAAATCACTCAGTTTCACACCAGACCGTTGACGAACACCCACAGTCCGCACGATGTTTAGCGCCTCGCGCTCTGCTGGCGTCATTCCATAAACACCATCAAGCAGTTCTTGGATGACTCCTGTTTTCGAGATGATGTAATTTACCTGTACAGATTCAGTCGATACATCATATAAAATTGGACTTTGTGAACCAGATTGAGCTTTCCGATTCGTTTTTGTTACACCTGCTCTATATTCTAACGTGTCGAATAATCCCCCCAACTCACCAACAATTTGATACAAATCGTTCAAAAGACTCAAATTTACCCTTGGAACACTAATATCAATTACTCTTTTGAAAAACTCACCAAGAATATCAATATTGGAAAAATCTTTAGTCTTGCTTAGTTCGATCAGATCCTTACCAACGTTGATTGATTTACGACCACCGCCCTCAAATATTTCTGCTAAACCCGGATCATAAGCCGTCTTCTTTATTGCAGCTCGCTTGCCAGCAAATCCAGTGACAGCATTCCATGCAGTAACGAAGGCTCGCAAAGCGGGAGTGCTTGACAAAGTGGCTTCGACTGTTTCTCGAAAACCCGGATCGACAGTGTTTCGGCTTCGCCTGTTTAATGGTGTTGCCTCAATATCTTGCAAGACCTGATTGACCTTTCGGTATTCAAGGTTGGACAAAATTCGAAAGTTCGCATTTGGGTCCAACATTTGAATCGGCAAAAAATCCGCTTCAGGTTGATTGCCGATTTCTTGAAGCAGCGTCTTGAACCCGGCTTGTGTTCGTGGCTCTAAGACATAAAAATCTTGCGCTAAAGCAGTGGTCAGTCCGTCAGCATCTGGCTTCATGGCCTGCATTCTATCGATGAAATTAGCGACATCTCGTTGCGTCACACCAGTTGGATACGTTGCCGGATCCTTCAAATCGTTTTTTCCGTCTCGTCCCACTTGAAACAGTTTTTTCCTTGTGGACACAAACTTCTCGCCCATGGCCGCATTCAAGCGATCATTGACCCGTTGAACCAAACCCGGCAACACCTGATCCGACACATGGTATCGTCGAGTTCCTATAGTCGAATAATTGTTTTTTTGGGCTCGTTTCCGGAAGTCTGCGCTTTTGATGAGAGCCAAGATTTGAACGGTTGCCTCGACGGCATCGTAGTCACGAGGCAGATACTTTTGCTCAACGACTCTGCGGGTGCGACCAATTGTTTCGTCGAATACATTTCGAATGGTTGTCGTCTTACGATCGCCCAATAAACTGCGTACCACCTCTTCTGTGATACCCACGTTTTTTGCCATCGATTCTCGGGATCTCTGCAAAGCAGAAATGTCTCCGCCCGGAGTATCCGTTTCGAAATGCTGTCGACTTCGTCGAAAAGCTGCTGCCGTCTGTGCAGAACGCACGACCCTTTTTTCTGTGGGTGCAACACCAAACTCCAGATCCCAAAACATCCGAACTTCTGGATCCAACAAATATGGTTTGCGGCGAAGCTTAGACCAAAAATTGTGAATCGAGAGCCACAACTCATCGAACGAACGACGAATAAATCCGTTCGTGTTGTCTTGGGTCCGTCGATAATAATTCCAAGCCTCTCCAAATTGTTGTTTACCCCTCGCGGTCAATTTGACTCTTCCGTTCGAGTCAAACGTATGGTCGAAGGATCGGAACGTTCTTTGTGCAAAACGATCACCCAAAAGGTGAGACATGAACACACCGTTCAACTTCCAGACAGAATCGATGTCTCCATCACGGAAAAAGTTGATGATGGATTTTCCGGTGCGTTCATCAAACTCGAAATACCCTTTGGGTACCCCAGACCGATTGCCGACTGGTAAGTTGTCAGCGTCTACGACACGAACTGTCGGATTGATGCCTGCACCCGGAATCTTGTTGTACGTGACACGCGTATTTCGAATCACGTCGACTGGACTTTTGAACCGTGAACTTGGAGCACGAGCGGCGACGATTGATTGGTGCTCAATCATACTCAACAGTTCGGACGCGTATTTGAGGTCGATCACGTTTGCATTGACCAAATTGTCTATGTCTTTTTCCAATCGAATGTAGGGTTTCGAGGATCGCAAGGCTGCATACTCGTTGTCGCCCACATCCATGACGGACTGACGTGACATGCCTTTGACGTTACGTGCGGCCTTTGTTGCCTTCTGCATGGCAGCTTTACCATGGTCAGGGTTGCGACCAGCGAGAATAAACGCGTCCTCAAGCAAATCTTGTTCTGCCCTCGTTAAAAACCGCAGTGGGTTTCGGCCCGCAGCAATCTCTTCATAAAAGGCGTTGACCAAATTTTTATGGTATTGAACCGTCAAATCACCCGATTTGATTCGTTGAATACCATTCATAATTTCGATTCGTGCTGCGTTTTTCTGGGCTTGACCGCCAATCGATTTGAACATTCTATTTCGGCTAGCATTTAATGCCGCGAATCCTGCCTGAATCGGAGTGGCAACTCCTTTGATGGCAATCGCTTCTTTAGGGGCAAAGTCCACCCCAGCGTTGAACAGCGTAAACATCATTTCACGGTCATCTCTTTGAAAGCCCGCTGCCAACAGAACTTCCTCCGGTCCCATCATGCCACCGCCGGTCAACATGCGGCCTTTGGACCGCACACGAGCCCAGTAATCATCCATGCCGTCTCGGAGACCCGTGCCCAATGCATAGTCCAAACCTGCACCCGTACCCCATCTGCCCTTGGGAAAACCGAGTCGTTCGAGATACGGCACCGCAAAGTCTGGGGTGACAATGGGCAATTCATCGATCATAGCGTCAGCCATATTTAATTTCGACATGATCTGATAATTCAAAGTGGGCTTCATCATCAACGAGTAGCCTTTTTCTTCGACGGGCTTGAAAAGTCTCCGCGAAAGTCCCTTTTGTGCAATTTGTGATGCTTGTTGACCTCGCTCTTCTTCTTTGTATTTCAGCACTTTGAGAGCGAATGATTTCATTTCATCGAATGATGGTCTCTCCCAAATTCGGTTTCGATTGGAAAACTCAAAGGATGCCAGCACACCGAATGGAACTCGATTCAATCTCTCTTGAATTTGCTCATCCGACTCCCCATCAATGACAGATCGAAACAAACCCCATTGTTCTGGATACGTTTCAGGATCAGGATCTTCGCCACCCATGGCATAGTGGGTGTTAATGAATGTTCTGAAGTTCTTTACAGATGGTTGTTTTCCTCTCCAAGCCGTATTTGCGGTGTTCCAAACACGGCCATCGATGAAGTTTTTAACAAACAGTTTTTCGTCCAAATCAGAGTACTTCTCGGGGTTGTCTCGGAAGTTGCGAAACTCTTTGTAAAAAAGATCGTCATCGTAATCCAGAGCCTGCAGCTTTGTTTCCTCATCGACCTCTTTTTTCATTCGATTGTAGGACTGCAACCGTTCAAGTTGCTTGGCTCTTCTGAAGTCTTCAGTACCCGCAATCTCTTGCAGGATTTCTTGCAGCATTGAAGCTCTGCGATCCAAGGACTCCTCAGGAGAAATCAAATCCTCATTAACACCTAAAATATTTAAATTAAATTTTGCGGCGGACTCGAAGTATTCACCCAACCTTGAATTTTTGTCCAACCCGAACTTTTCAGCGGCTGTTTTCAATTCTTTTTGAACAGTCGGATGAAAAACGACCTGAAGCATTTTCACCGCACCGTGCAAAGCCGGATTGGTGGATTGAAGGTATCGCTCTTCCAAGGCTCGCTGAGATAACGCCGGGTTTTCAGCCACAGACTGTACGAACGATTGAAATTTTGGACTTTCAGCAATTGTATCGGCCAAACCAAGTTTGACTGCTGCATCGACAATTGCGGTCGTAAAATACGCACGACTCGCCTCAGGCAACATCTTAAGTGTTGCCCGCATCGTTGGGACTCCCGTTACAGCGTCCGACATCGATGTAGCTACATCGAACACTCCTTTAGCCGTTTTGCCTGTCTTGAACATTGGTACGTCATAAGGCAAGTCCTCAGCGCCGAAACGCAAATTGAACAACGTTTCGGTGCCCATTTTGCCCATCATTGTTGTGCCAAGAAATGCGGTTCCCGCAATCGTAGCTTTGACAGGGAGGGGACCCGGAACCGTTTTGAATGTCGTAGCAGCCGCACCAGCACCCATTGCTAAAGCAGCGCCGGTGGTAATGACCTCCTGAAACGTGTCCGTTCCCAAGAGCATGTATTTTTCTCGCTCCTGCTTCTCTGCATCGGACAAGGCAAACTTATACGGTGGTTTGTCCTCGCGCTCTGTGTACTCTTGGTAAGCTTGCTCTCGGGCGTCTGTTTTGGACTTGCCTTGGCTGGTCAACTCATCCACACGCTTCAAAAACTCCGTGTCGAACTCATACACTCCGTTATCGACCATAGACTGCACTTCCATGTATTGATCGGGAGTGGGTCCTGCGATCAAGGCCCCGTAGAAGGACTCAAAGATATTGTCCTCCTCAGCCATGCGAAGTTTTTCAGCCTCGTATGCAATTTTTGCAGTCATTGCGGTTGGGTTTCTTGAAATCAAGACGGTATTCGGTGTGCCGAACAATCCATCCATTTCTGTGGGAGCAATCCCGGCATACATACGAGCCGTAAATGCAGCCAACTCTTTTTTCTTTTCTGCCCCCGTCATACCTTGTTGATCGAGCAACTCTTTATACGCTGTGACATTTGCCCTGATTGCAGCATCATATTCATCGTATGCATCGAAATGATCTCGATCTTCCGGCTCAGTGACTGGGAAAACCTGCCGACCGGGTGAGATTTCATCCTCGTCAATCGGTGTAGGTAGATTGTCTACAATCTCGTTGTAATCCAGACCGGAGGATTCGATCGTTTCTCGATCTTCCTCCAAGATTTCTTGTTGAGCAGAGTCGAGCACCGCTTGATTTTGGTCGAGCCCAATGTTTGTGCCGAGAATGTCGGATACATCGGGTGTTTGCGGATTTGCTTTTTCGAAATCGAACTCGACGTAAAAATCATCGAAACTAAAGGTCTCTGACTTTTCTGACACAATGGCTCCACCGCTACATAATTATCAGTCCACAACTCTGATATTGGACTTCAAGACTGAGTCCATATTAACGGGTTGACCCGTTTCTTTGTCCATGTATTTGCCAAAATGATCGGGGTAGGCAAACAGCGGGTTGATTGGAACAAAAAATCCTTCGATGTTGCGACGATGAATTTCGAAATGAAGGTGCGGGCCTTTTGAGTTCCCTGTGCTACCAGCCAATGCAAAAACATCTCCTGCATTCAACATCTGACCAACCTCTAAATCAGGGTCGATTGCGGACATATGAAAGTATTTATGAATTTCAGGCGGTCGTTGGCAAAGAATGCTGACGTATTTGCCCGCTGGATCATCCGGGGCATCCGAACGTTTGACCTCAAAAACAACGCCGGATTTAAATGCTTTGATGTCTGTGCCCTGACGAGCACGTAGATCGAGTCCGTCGTGATGCTGTCCATCTCGTGGGCCCATATGAGACGTGATCACCATGTATTCAGTAGGTGCTGCCACATCTTTGTCGATCATGGCCCTGCTTCCAAAACTGGTTTTTCATCACCTCCAACCTGCACCGGTTCTTCATCGAGAGACTGAATGATGCTGACTGCCTTCGGAATCCGACCTGTATATTTCGCTTGTACCTCTGGGGTGTCAAAATCTTTTGGTCTAATGAAGTTACTTGTCAGATCTTGAATCAACTCCTCGGGTGATGCATCCGGGTTGTCGCGAAAAAAGGACAACTCGGGACGGTTGGCAATCGCTTCTTTTGTCGCATTGATTTGAAAGTATGGGTTCTGCAAATCTTTAGTGGCAATACCCGCGCCTTCACCACGATCTTGGTTGAATTGAAAAATGCCGTGAGACCGTTCATCTTTGAGGTTTTTCGCCAAAGGATTCAGTGAGCTTTCTTGAATTGCTGTAGCCATCAAAGCCTGAATTTGATTTTGACTGAAACCATCTTTTGCGAACTCATCACGGATTATTCGAGCTACATCGGTGGATTGAAGTTTGCTCGGATCCACTTCTGGGACTTCAATGTCCGGTGATACGCCAGCAATTTCAAATGTTCTACGAATTTGATTTTGATCGAAACCCAACTCTCTCATTCTATTTTTCATTCTGCCCGGATCGGATTTCATTAGGTCAATGACCTCTTTGCTCAGGGACGCGAGATTCGCTTCGGCTTGCCTGTCCAATTCGTCCATTGAAACACCCGCGCTTGCGAATGTATTTTCGATTTGAACGTCATCAAAACCCAAGTCTTTCATGCGTTGAATGATTTTGCCCGGCTGTGTTTTCATCATGTCGATGACATCTGAACGCAATGTCTGCAAGTTTTGTTCGGCAGCACGATCCGCAATGTCTCGACGTTCATTCATTTTGAGATCATCCTGTGATGGCACAGGCAATCCTGCGTCGAATGGATCTCGTGAGCCGGGTTTGAGCACTTGTAGATCACTTGTCTTGTCTTCGCTGTCCGATTTTTCAGGTACAGGCAATCCTGCATCGAAAGGATCTCGGGAGCCGGATTGCAATACCTGTAGGTCATCTTTTCCAGCAGCAGTTTGGGCCGCATCTGTTTCTGCATCAGGCGCAGGCTGATCTGATCCGCGAAGGCTATCTCTCAGCACTCGATCTGCCATTGTGTCGTCGGTCCCCGTGATGGCTGGACGCTCACTCCTCGCTCGACGTTCAGCGTCCTCTGCAGCAAGTTCATCAGAAGGGTCATCAACGGTGCCTGTACGCAAAGAAGCCCCAGAAGGGCTTGTGGCCGTTTGAATCGCTTGGCGATCGATCTCAGTCTCATCAAGATCGTCATCCTGTTCCAGACGGGCCACCAAAGCAGCGGCTTCTGCTTCATTGATAATTTGACGGTCTCTATCCTGAGCAATCCGATCAAACTCGCGTGCTTTACGACTGCCCTCTGGGAACGGGTTTTCGGGCAGAGCATCTGGTTCATCTGGCGATGCCGGAAGTGCATCAGGTTGTGTCGCTCGTTCTCCCGGTTCAGCGTCCATCGCAGCGACAAATCGATCGACAGACTCATATCGACCGTATGTATCTGTATCAAAAAATTCTGGTCTTGGGCCTTGCGCGAAACGTTGGGCATCATCAAACACATCAATAAGCTGTGACTTATTGGCAGTTCCTTCGCCGATTTTATTCATCGTATCCAAAAACTCGCTGGCTACGGCTCCGACAGGCAGCCTCCTACCGACCAAACTTGAACCCTCACCAACGGAGTCTGGGTGGTTGAGGAATTCGACCATGTCGGCTGTAGCAGTCAACGCAGTCTGTTGAGGGTCCTTGCCGACATCGGCAATGTATTCACCGATTGTTTGTGTCGTGATTGCAGTGTTATCCAAGCTTCGTACTGCGTCGGCAAAGCGCATCAACTCCTGCTCAGGAGTGTCATCTTTCCCGTCCAGTCCACTGCCGAACTGATACACAGCGGTCAGAAATTGTTGAGGGAATTTGCTTTGAACATCCTCTGGCAATCGCTTGAAGCCTTCCACAACGTCTGTCAATTCTTGGAAGGTCATTTGCTTTTGATCGTCCGCAGCCGTGTTTGCTCTGTCAAAGGCTTTTTTGACTCGGTTGATGGTTGCAGGAACGATCGGGACACCTGATGTGCCCACGTTTGTGGCTTTAATTTGTTCCTCTGGGAACTCAAATCTGAGTCGTTCATCAGCGAATTGAGTGTCTTTTATAAGACCAAAACGGGCAGTACGACGAAAGCCGGGTCGGGGGAAAATCGGGCTGGTGAGCACAGATTGCTCGGCAGCAGACAGTCTACCTTCAGCAATCGCAAGATCAGTCAGGCCCTTTTTTCTTTCTTCGAGTTCTGCCGCACGCTCCTCCATCTTGGCGACGGCTGTTGATCCGTCTTCGAACCCCGCCACGGCAGTTTTGACCGTGCTGGAATTCATAAACTCATCGAACGTTGGATTTTTTTTGCCGACAGCCTTCGTCAATAATTTTTCGGCTTGCGCTTTTTCAGTGGCAGTCGCATCCTTACTGACGATCACACGATCATTTGCGATTGTCAGCCCGGGCACTGATTCGACAAATTGTAACTTCTGTTCGGCTGTGGAAGACGCAGTCGGGATTGAATTAGGGTCTAGCCTGCCGAATACAATTCCTCTGAGTGCCTCAATCTCATTCGTATAATCAACAAAGTTCAGAACATCCGATGAGTCCAATTTGAAGTGGTTTCGAAGGTTTTGATTCAGATTTTTTAAATTTTTGAATTTATTTCTTTCAGACTGACCCTGCTCGGTGTCTGGGTCGAAGATTGGAAACATTTGAGATATTTTGGTATTAAGATCGAACCCTTGTGGCATTTCTTCAGTGTTCAAATCCGAGGTGAACAAGAGTGCCAATGAATCTTCTGGAAGGCTTGCCCTCGCTGATCTGAGCAACTTGTATCCATATTTTTGTAATTCAGGTCTATTTGTCGGCTTGTCGGTTCTATTCAACAAAAATTGAACAGCAAGAACAGCACCCATCGTCGCTTTGCCGTCTTTAATTAAGTCCAAGTCTTCCAATTTCTTTTCGACAATACTCATATTGTCTATCCGAACCCCCTCCTCGTTTACCTCTTTCAATAATTTATTCAATTCGGTGATATTTTGAGTATTCCCGGTAAATTCATTATATAAAGTATCTCTCTGAATTTGTGCTGAGGTAAGCTTCTGATCAATTTTGTTGAAAAGATCTTGATTTTTTTCTCGTACTTTATCTTGCTGTTGAACATAAAAACGCAACAACTGTGTATATGCACCGGCCCCCGAACGACGTGCGCGTGAAATATTTCTGGGATTGGTCAGAGTGGCAATTTCTTTGTTGATGGCGAGGATTTGCTGGACAGGCTCCTGATATCGACGCTCCACATCTTTGATAAACAAAGCCGCCGAACCAAGAATTTTTTTATTCATCTGCTCGTTGAATTGAGACATTTTGTCCTCGCTATTTGCTTAGATACAATACTACAAGCTTGTCGCTGCTCGTTGCCGTGCCACCGGCATTGGTGATTGTATCGGCCTTGATAATTGAAAACTCAGAGGTCAAATCGGTCAACAATCCTGAGGTGCCATTCTGCTCCAAGACAGAAATCAACTCATCACCGATTCGAATCCCCGTAACCGTATGAACGCCAGCGGCACCACCGTCAATCAAGGCAACCTTGATGGCATTGGTCATTTTTGCCCCGGTAACGGCACCGTCCTCAATCAAGTTTGTATTGACGAAGCCGGGTGCAAACAACGCTCTCAGTCCACTCGCAACTGAAAGAACGCCTGCAGGCACGATTTTCTTGATCACGGAAGCTGTGAAAGAACCTGTGGAAAACTTATTGAAAACCACGGATTCTGTGAAAAAGTCATCCGCAATCAGACTTTCTTCGAGTTCCACAGGCGTAACGACAGAAATCCTGTTTGTGGAAACAATCTCACTGGTTGTATCTGCCCTACGATTGGGCACGTATGTGCCATCAATCCACGGCATTATTCAGTCGTGGGCGTCAAAGGGTCGGCCAACACTCCACCCATGAGTTGCAATTTTTTGCGCTCAGCCTCTTGGATTGCTTTGAGACGAGCAAGTGCTTCTCGTTCAGTCCGTTTTGCCTCATTTAATTTTGCAAAATCAGCGACGTTTTTTTCCTGCAAGCGTCTTTGTTGAGAGGTCAGATCTTTGAGTCGGACCCCACTCGCACTTTCATCAAGCTTTTCTTGCCGTCCTGCAATTTTTTCTTGAAGTCGTTCTACTTTTTTTCCCTGACGAGCAGCGATGTCTTGCTGTTTTGCCTCGAACGTTCGAGGTTTCAACGCTTGTGCTCCTTCACCGAGTGCCTTGAACGCTTCCTGACCAAGCCGCAATCGCTCTCTGGCCTTGGCCTGTTTTGCCAACAACTGCTGTTGTTCACCCTTTGCAATTGTTTCCTCAGCAGCCGCCTCTTGAGCCAGTTGAATTTTCATCTCTTCAGTTTGCTCGGCAGATACATCCCCGGCTCTTTGAACGATCGATGGTGCGCTCCGGGCAAACTCAACAGCCGAAGCTCCCGTAGGATCCATGGCAGCACGCGTAGCGGCTGATTGCACCACGTCACGAGCAAGCGCCTGCTTCTGACCTCTTGCAGCCTGCAAACGTTCAGCAGCACCTGCACCAGCAGCGGCACGCATCCGTTTGCCACGTCGCGTTGTTTGTTTCGCTGCTTCTTCAGCCAGCTTCGCAGCGGTCATGTTACCGAAGTAGTCGAAAAGGGTGTTGCCAAGTTTGAGGCCGGTTCCAGCCGCAACGCCCTCGGTGTATTGCTTTTCGGCAAAAGCATCTTGCAAATTCAATGCTTGCATGTCTTCTGTTGTAAGTCGTTCAACCATGACTGCTCCTACACTGTTGGGTCGGATGTTTGTGATCGACCATAGGTCCGCTCAATAAAAGAATCGAACGGGCTTCCCGATCCAACTGCCATACTCTGAATCAAAGCAAACTGAGATCCGCCAACTCTTGGTGGATCGAGATCTCGCCCCTCTTTTGCCGCTCGTGCAGCGGCTTCTCTGTTTTGAGCCAATGACCGGCGCTCGACACTTCTTTGCTTTGCGGCAATGTTTTTCTGACGACGTGTTTGTTTTTGCTGCAGTCGTTTTTGTTCTTCAGCTTGCTTATCGGCCTGTGATTGTCCAAGCAGTCCCAGAGCACCACCGAGAAGCCCACCAGCCGCAGCACCGATTGCTGTACCCACGCCCGGCAAAATAGCAGAGCCGATAGCAGCACCCGTGCCTGCACCACTCAGTGCGCCACTTCCGCCCGCCAATGCATAGTCACCAACTGCCATCAAAACCTCAGATCAAGCTTATCATCTATAGTGGACATCAACGAAGAAATTCCGATTGTCGATAAACACATGATTGAAAGCAACCGATTCGTCATTACGCATCCTATACAAGACCCTGTATGAAACTTTGTTCGTGCCGGGACTCAATTCAATCTTTGTCGCAAAAGAAACCTGAGTTTTACGGAATTCATAACTGCCTTCTCCTCGATTGAAGATGCGACGTTCAGTTTCGTTTTGACGTTGAGGCCCATTCCCGTCCATTTTGTCGACATACAAAATAAAAAACGCTTTGAACAAGCCACATTGTTTACAGCGCCGGAAAGCAGCCTCCTGCTCAGTGTTTTCCTTACTAGTATCAGGAGTACCACCCGTATCACTGAATCGATCTTTCAATGAAGTATTGATGCCATCACTGCCACCTGCTGCAAACGCGTATAGAGACCCATTTACATAGGCATCAACATTGGAATTACCTTTGACAATAACGGTCGCAGACATTCCATCGATCGGTGTCCAAGACTCAGCGGGGAGAGCATCAAGGACCTTTGAATCTACTGAATTGGTGCCGGTTTGATAATTTCCAGTGACTTCGTGCCGCACATATCGATTCAAAGATGAAAAAAAACGATTCCGGTAATAAACGTCCGCTGGAGTTCCAATGATGCGTGTGTTTGCTATTGAGTAAAACTCGGGTCGTACGATATGTCTGGTTCCGAAAATCTTTTTTTCTTCGTCGGTAAAACTTGATCCACCTTTAAGATCAATCAACGCAATGCCGCCGTTTACAAGTCGCTCCAAATCTTGAAATCGATTACGAATATCTTCGGCCGAAACGACATCGCCGCTTGAAACACTTGTAAATAATGATGGATCAATAGGCATCAGTTTTTCACCTGATAGCAAAATAAATTGAATTCTCGAATTCTTGCGTCTTGTTCGACTGGATTGACGCAGCCCTTAGCGCCGCCACTTTCTGTATTCGAAGTGAGTCCACCATTCCTAGCCGATCCGTAAGCACACATGACACTGAATGATTGAATGGAATTTGTTGTATCGGCTCCTGTGATCGATGAGTCTTGGTGTTCATACAAAAAACAAACAGTGTAGTTATGATATCCCTGAAACGGCATGCTGCCGCCGCCTATGGGATTATGCGCTTCCGCAGTATCTTCACCACCCGTGCGCGTGTCCCTGTAGGTGTAATTATCCGGGGCATCCTCTGTTCGATCCCGATATTTCCAAAGACCGGCATCGATCCCTGCCGCATCACTTGCTTCTTTGGAAAGCGATGACGCGCTTGGCACTTTTCCTGTATACGTAATTCGATAATGAGCTAACGTTGAATGAATTGGAGAGGTGTTTTCATTTACTGACCCATCGGTGATGCTAGTTTCCCCCGGCATGCGTACCAAACCGATTTTGAAACGTGGGGCTATGCCTTCATAGAAGGTGCGCCATCCGCCATCTGGAATATCAATGACACAACTTGCTCGGATAATAAATTTATCGCCCTTTTCTAAATTTAGTAACGTTATTCGATTCAAATTAGGACAATTAACACTTGTCAATCTAGGTTCGGAAAAAGTCGGCGGCAAACCATGAAAAGGGTCCGATAGCCCGGCTGATGACGATTGTGAAATGCTTTTGGTTGTGAAAGAGGACGATGATTTTGCAATTTTTGATGTTTCCGTCAAAGATATTTTTTTCGGAATTTGATCAATTCCTAAACTTTCATCTGCAAAATTTTCGCCATCCAAAAGTAAATTATCAAATGCCTCGAATGCTCGATTGAAATCGTCTGCGTCGATAATTTTATTTGATTCGAATTCTGGTACTTTGATGTAAGGCATCAGCACTTCCTAAATTGCACAACTAAGTTTGATGCAGTAACAGAACAATCAATACCCAACGTTATATCTACATTTTGATTGTAGTTGATCTTTCTCTGTTCGGGCAGCGGGAATAAAACATCTCGTGCGGAGAAAGTCGATTTGGGGAAAAATTTTCCTTTGGTCGTTCCTTCCTTTGCTCGGACACCTGTCGACGTTCCAAAATTGTTTACAATCATTGCTGCGGCAACTTCACTGCGTATCTCATTGACCCCAGCGCGAACTGGAAGGACACCGGTTAAAAAAACCGAATTACGATCGGTGCCGTTCCGAATCCACCCAGATTCACAAATTTCGTGACCGTTAGACAAAACTCTTAATTTGATACCAAATCGATCATTAGATTCGATTACCCATCTACCCTGCGGGAAATCTTGTGTTTTGAAAACCGATGTATAATAGCCTGCTGAATCATCGTCGCTTCCACTTCTAAATACTTTTAGAACTCCATCGAAGGGCGTAGCGGTTGAACCAGTTGTTCCGATCCATCCACCCGATGTTTGATCAGTGTGATGAATGACGTCAGCGTGTGTCACAGGATAATGTTCTTTGATAAGTCCGTACTGACTCGCTTCTTCCTTGTCCAAAAGTCCGTTACCACGCCAAATAAAAGAACAGAAAAAATCAACAATGATGTAGCCATCTCGATCAGCGATAAAGTCAATTGATGGCATTTTTTTGCCTGCTTTATCGACACGCGTGAAACCCGGAGACGTTTTGGAACATTGATATCCGTTCGTCAGAACATCGAACTCGCCTTCAGACACAAACGATGATTGGAATACATCACTGAATGAGTTGTCTTCGAACATGCCTTGATTCAAATCAAAATCAGACAAATTTTCATGGGTAAGATTGCCATTGATCTCATCCACAAAGGGTTTGAGATTTTGATTCAAATCATCGGGTTCGACAATCTCCTTCGTTTCTGGTCGAATATTTGGAAACTTGAAACCCATGATTACCTCTGACCGGGAGCGATGACATCGGTCATCATTCGAATATTTCTTTGCTCACCTATTTTTGCATCAATCGAGTAACCAACCAGCATCAAACGATTTGGAAACTCATTTAACGCATCTTGCAAAACACGAATGGCAAACTCTGTCGTAAGCGTTTTATGAAAATGAGTCACATCGAATCGAATGACTATTGGACGATGAAAACCAAATTTGTCCTGTCCAAATTTTGCAGTGCCATAGACAGGTAAGCGTTCTGACTCATCAACATGTTGTTGTATTCGAGCTTTGTTTGAATCCAAAATCACTTCTTGATTCCGGTTGATTTTCAAATTTAATTTTATCGGCTCGTTGCCATATGCAACACAATAAAGATTTACATATGAAACATGTACACCAGAATAAACTCCATTCAATTTGAGTGGTGCGGTTTCATAAACGGGCAAATCTACAAATGATTTTCTTTTGGATTTTGCAAGCTCACCTTGCCTCCCAAGCTCAATAGATGCACCCAGTTCATTTTTCGATCCGTAAAAATTATTTAATACAAAAATGCCGGGCATATTTTTATCATTACTGCCAAATAGAACCTTCGATTGACCGCCTCTAGTTTCAACAACACAATTCATCGGGTAATTTTTTCGAATACTCCAAGCGCCTACCTCATAGTGCCAAACCACTACAAAGTTGTTGTTTTCACCAATAGTTGGGACACAAAGTAAAAATTCTTTGTTTGTACGATCAATGCATGCCACAGAGCCGAACGCAGAGCTTGTACAAATGCGATCGATCACTTCTTTGATGGGCGTGCTGAGATTGACAATTTCAGTAGCAGTGTCGGTGTTTTCCAAAAAGCCTTTGAGAACAAAAACACCTTTTTCCGACAGGAATGAAAGTCCCGTGAATGGAATGTCCCGAATGGAACGGGGAGCAATGCATCCAATATCGCGACTAATGGTTTTGTACTGGAACCCTCCATCTGGACGTTGTGTGATCAGGTAAATGCCTTTCTCTTTGAAGACAGCCAAAGTGTTGGTGGATGCATACATGCCTGTAATTTTGCCTGCATCGGCATCGCCAAGGTCAATGACGTTTCGTTTGGGGAACACCTCAGGCATTCCACTTGCGCTGAACCTGAGCAAGTTGTCAGGTCCCCCCGCCAAAAACAGACAGTTTTTGAATGATGCGATGAACCTCGAACCAATCGGCATGTCTCCAAAATCGAAGTCATCCGTCAATGCACCGAGGTTCGAATCCGCCAATAGATCTTCGAATCTTGTGGTTTCATTGTCCTCGATTTCTCGAACAAAATAAAAGTTACGACCGAACTCAGGCCCGATTGGGTTTCCGAAATCATCCAGAAGATCACGAGTTCTGTAAATTCGACGAGCGACAACAGACTTGTCCCCAATAGGCAGTTCGAGATTCACAAATCGTTTTTTTCCGTCTGCACACTCAAAACGAACCATTTCGCTTGGCTCGGACATTTCACTTTCTTGCGCACGCTCATTTACGAAAGTGACACGATATTGATATCCGCATACCTTCCCATCGATGAACGCTTTTTCTACGCCATCCAGCGTGTACTTTGCGCCTTTTGGTTTTAAACTTCCCAAGCCAATGTTTTTGAGTTTTGTGCCCAAGAAATAGCGGCCATCATCGCCGCCCCCTGCGATATAGGTATTGTGATATCGACGAACAACCACTGAACCTTTTGGTTGTGCAGGTTTTTGATTAAATCCGGCTCGGTGAACCCGTCGACCATCATACACAATTGGTTCGTCTACGCCGTTGACCATGTACAGACGCCCACCGAATGTACAGGATTGTGTACCAATGTCGTTTATGCGAGGTACAAACCGTTTTCGTCCGATTGTAAATACAGAACCAACTGGAGTGATTTCAAGCTGACCATTGAATTCGATATTGTTCATATCTTTCAAAAATTCAAACGGATCATCGAGGAATAGACCAGAAAATGGGTCAACTGGTCCTGCCTTCATTTTACCGAGATCCAGTTTGCACAAGGCTCCCGTACTGGTCTCGAAAATAATCTCGTTGAAGTTTTTACCTTTGGAGTAACTGTGGATTGATGTAATCCTGACTCCATTCACCGGGCTTGTTCTATTCCAATCGTACAAGTCCTGCGTGATCAGATCATATCCACCACACTTTTTCCATCCATCGTAGGAGTCCCAAGTCATTTCCTCGATGAGGGCAGCAGCCTCGGCACGGGTGTAATACCTCTGATCCATGCCACGAAGGCGCTCAACGACAAGACGAGAAGAGTTCATGATTTACTCGGAATTCCAAAACGTTCACGATCTGCCATTGCACGATCGAATCCACGACGAATGTGCATACGATCTGTGCGAGACAGATATTTAGACTTCATACGCTCCAACAACTCTTTGGCTCGATTCTCATACAACTGACTGTTGCTCACCATGCCATGCTGAAGACAAATGTCTTTGAGGGCAGCGTAGACCAAGTAATGGTGGTATTGAACTGGCCACTGAGGAGAATCGGCATCGTTCACCAGACGAAGCGGTCTGCGATGGTACCTCGCTTCGACTGGATAATCGCTGTCTGGCGTGTACCAGAATCTCAAAAATTGTCTGGGTCCAATCTCATTCAGATGAGCCAAGTCAAACAAATCACCAGATGGACTGATTGAAGAATCGAACGTTGTACCCCTCATCACCGTGGGATCTCTAAGCTCAGTAAATCGATCAGAAAATCCCGTTGTGGACTCTGAAACGGTTCCAATGTGGCGCCATGGACCCATACCGGTATCCAATCGTTCATTTGGAACGCCTGAGATACTTTCTGGTTTTACTGATATTCGACGGTATATTTTTTTATACCGACCAGTCCCTGTATCCAAAGATTCATCTGTATACGTTGCCGATGTGTCCATCAGCTTGTCGAGATTGATAAATGCCGTTTTGTCCGATGGGATTGAAATTGCAGCTACAGGGGACGGGGGGCTTTCTTTCCCAGCGAAGGTGAATGTATAGCAGTATTCGTATGTTGCTGATTTGATCGCAGAAAAATCGGTAGACCCAGTGGGACGAAGTTGCAAAGAAGGACCATAATCCGGTGGTCGAAGGTTTGAATGCATCTCTTCGACGCTTACAAACGAGTGACCCGTGTCCTGACGATCGAGTTGGAGATACTCTTCCTTGCGTGCATCAAGAAAAATGAATCGTCCTCGATTTGGGCCGGTGAGTGTCGACGTTGTTGAGTCCGTGCGGTAAGCCAAAGTTTCGTTCTGCACGATTCCACGATCCATGATGCCCAAGATCTCAATGGAATCTCGCGGCATCGGATAGGTAATGTATCGAATTGTCCACCCAGATACATGAGTTCCGGTCGCGATCGGTTGATCGACAACGAACGTTCTTTCATCTCGTTGATGCGTGATCAAGTACTCAATGTTGTCCAGCACCAAAGTTTGGCCCACGATATCTGATGGGAGGTTGAGAATGCCAGCACCAGTTGTTGTGGGCAGTGCAACGACCCTTGAGCCGTCCGTAGTCAGTCGGTCGACCCCAGTGGTGCTCGGCGTGATGTCCTTCCTCAGAATGAAAACATGGCGCTTTTGCATAAACAGCCATTGATACTGGCTGG